ATGGCTCAATATTTATTTGGTGCCGGTAAAATCTTTGCCACACCATTACAGGATGTGCACGGTAATCCAATCACCAACGGCACACCAGTTGAAGTGGGCGTACTGCAGTCAACGTCAGTTGATATCAGCTATGACTTAAAAGAACTCTATGGTCGTGGTCAGTTCGCCGTGGATGCGGCACGCGGTAAAGGTTCGATTAAGTGTAAAGCGACAATGGGTCGTATTAATGGTGCATTGCTCAATTCCATTTTCTTTGGTGGCGTGGTCACTGAAGGTGGTATTACTGCAGTCGCTCAAACCATCAATGGTGAAGTCGTTGCAGCGTCAGTAACGCCAGTGGTCCCAAATACCGGTACATTTGTGAAAGACTTAGGTGTGACAGATGCCAAAGCTATTCCATTAAAGCGTGTGGCGAGTGCACCGGTTGCAGGTCAATACAGTGTGGATGAAGCGACAGGTGTTTATACCTTTGCAGCAGCTGATGTGGGTAAAACGGTATTTATCAGCTTTAAATACACAGCGACGGTGGCAGGTGCCAAGTCAGGTGTCGTAAGCAACTTGGATATGGGTTATACGCCTGAATTCAGTGTTGATCTGATGCGTGACTACAAGGGTAAATTCTTTGGTATGGAATTCTTCCGCTGTGTCAGTAATAAGCTTGCGTTCAGTTCAAAACAGGATGATTACGATCTACCTGAGTTTGAATTCCAGCCAATGGCCGATGATTTAGGCCGTGTCTTCAAATGGACTACTTCGGAGTAATACCAGATGCAATTTAACCAGGTCGAAAACCCACGTGGTAATCCGCTTAAAATTAATGGCCAGATTTGGATTTTTGCGCCGTTGTCATTAGGTGCTGCTGAAAAGCTAATGCCAAAGCTTAAAACCTTTGATCCAAGTGACTTTGCTTTAGTGGCAGATGTTGCTTATGGCTCTTTAAAGCGTAACTATCCTGACATTACACGTGAATTTATTGCTGATGAACTGCTTGATGTTGGTCACGTGAACGCCGTATTTGAAACGGTCATGGGGGCTTCTGGTCTGATTTATACAGGTGAAGACGAGCAGGCAACTGATTCGGGGGAATAGACTGGGAGGAGCTGTACACGCATTTGGTGCTGACATTGGGCAAGGATTACGACTATGTGCGTAATGAATTGGATTTCCCAAGAGTCAAAGCATTGAATGCGTATCACAAGCAGTGTCCTCCCAGCCATGTTGGCATTCAGCGTCTGTGTCGGATCCTTGAGGCATTTATGGGGATTGATGACAGTACAGGTTCAGATGATCCGCAAACCGATGATGAAGATGATTTGTTTGCGGATCTGCAGAACTTTCCTCAGGGTGACTAAGGTTGCCCTATTTTAATAAAAATAAAAGAAATCATGTTATAAAATTAAAAAATGTGTTTCAAATGAACTGAAGAAGAATTTCTATGAAAGGATTTGTATACCTGCTGCTGAATCCAACTTTCCCGAATATGGTTAAGATTGGGAAAACTACAAAAGATCCAGAGGTCAGAGTTAAAGAACTTTCTAGAGCTACAGGTGTTCCAACACCATTCAAACTTATTTATCAAATATTTGTGTCGAACTGTGATGTTGTTGAGAAAGAAATTCATTTTGAACTTCAAAATAATGGGTTAAGAAATACATCTAATCGAGAGTTTTTTAACATAGAGCCTTTCAAAGCTATAGAATTATTTAAGGAATATGAAGAGAGATTCAGAGTGGGTGATGATTCTGAGTATCAAGATAAAGAACAAGATGAAGTAGAAAATGAATATTTAATTGAATATACGTTTGAACAACGAAACGGTACCAAATGTGATAGAGCGAAGATTTTAATGGATGAGTATAGAAAGATTTCCCATGATCCTATACAAAAATTCACTCTTCTTAAAACAGCCTATAATTATGGGTGTTTAGAAGCTGGGGTTGAAATGGCTCTTAATTATGATTATGAAGATATGATGTCAGAAATGGAAAAATTTGATCATATTTTAGATGTAGTTGGTAAAATAGCTTATATAGAAGATTCAGATGAAGATGAGAAAATAATTCAAGATATGCTTCTACACAATAAATCTTATGTAATTGAGTTGTTAGATAGAGCTATATTAATTAGTAACCTACAAGAAAAATTTGATGCTTCCAGATATTTATTAGGTACAATTTTTAATGAGTTTAGATCAGTTTTCGAAATTGAAATTTTATTGTATGCATCAATATTTAATAATAATGAAATTAATGAAGTCATTAATAAACCATACTTTATAAAAGAGTATTTAAAAAATCATTTGAATTTATCAGAAGATATTAATGTTCATGAGCTTAATACTCTTCCTTTAGTTATATCTAATTCCTTGAGACGTTGGTACACATATTACGATCGCCTATCAAATTCAGTTTATATGTTATTGCAGTCATTTTTCTCCTATGACCATGCTTATTATGAATTCATGCTTGAGGATGAAGATATTGATTTCAAGTACAGGCTTACTCAATCCTACCGTAATTATTGTCAATTTTTAGTTGAGAAGAATATGTTCACTGATATGAATTCAACTATAGAAAAGATTAATGAATGTGATTATTACTTAGAAAAACTGCATTCTACGTAATTATTTTTTCTTAAAGACAAACCGCCTCACGGCGGTTTTTTTATGCCTGTGAGATAGGAATTATGAGCAACAATCGAGTGGAAGTGCACGTTGGTGCGAAGACTTCCGAACTTAAAAAAGGTATGGGTGATGCTGAAAAGATCGTTAGCGACGGCGCTAAACGGATTGAGGACACAGGGAATAAAGTAAAATTTAAGCTGGATTTCTCAAGCATTAAAACTGGTTTGGATGACATAACCAAAAATATAAATAATAAGTTTGAGGATATTGGCAAATCAATCTCAGGAAATCTGACTAAAAGCTTTGCCGCGATAGGAGTTGGTATAGCGGCTTCTGTTGGGACGGCGGCTATTGGACTAGCGTCATTAACATCTGAAGTTGGTCGAGCATCTAAAGAATTGGAAATTCAAGCACGCTTGGCTAATACAACCACAAAAGAATTCCAAGAGTGGGCATTTGCTTCTAAATCAGTCATGGTTGAGCAAGATAAACTATCTGACATCATGAAAGATGTGAATGATAAGTTTGGTGACTTCATGCAAACTGGTGGCGGAGAAATGGCTGATTTCTTCGAGAAAATTGCACCGAAGGTAGGTGTAACCGCTAAAGAGTTCCAAGGTCTTACTGGTCCACAAATCCTCGAAAAGTATTATCAAACTTTAGAGAAAGCAAACGTATCCCAAGCTGAGATGACTTTCTACATGGAGTCAATCGCTAATGATGCAACGCTATTGGCTCCATTGCTTGAGAATAATGCAGAAAAGTTAAAGCAATATTCAAATCAAGCACATGAGCTTGGCTTGATTATGGATCAGGATGCAATTGCGAAGACTAAGGAATTCAATACTGCTTTAAGTACAATCCAGCAAACGATCGACGGTGTATTCACAAGACTGGCAGCTCAAGCAGCACCAGCGCTGACAAACCTGGCAAATGATTTCCTTGGTTTTGCATCAAGATCCAGAGAGGGTATTGATAGTGCAGTCACGGCGATAATCACAATATTCGAAAGCCTTCTCGATATTGTTCAAAGTCTATTTAGTACGATCAGTGGGATTTGGAGTGATTTAACAGCTGATATTGGTGATGGAGCGATTCAACAAGTAGGGTTTATGGATCTAGTCGCTGGTGCGATGAATGGATTCGCAGCTGTGGCAGTTGGTCTGAAAGTTAGTATTGAAATTGCTTTTGCTGCTATTCGTGCGGTCGTTGCTACAGTGTGCCAAGCAATCAACATTTCAGTGAATACTGTAATGAATGTGTTTGGAAGTTTCCGGGATACGATTCAATATGGTCTTGATGTCTTGTCTATTAAGTTTCAGACCTTTGGCAATGTTGTTAGCAATGTTTTGAACTTTAACTTCTCGGCTGCCAAAGCATCATGGGAAAGTGGTCTATCACAATTAGGTTCAATTACTGATCGCTATACAGGTCAGATGCAGTCGCGTCTAACCAATTTAAAAACAAGTTGGAATACCGGTGTAAGTAATACAGCTAATGCTTGGGGTACAGCAGGTTCAGCTATTGTGAACTCCGCAACAACGGGTGGGCAAAGACTTCAAAATCTGTTCTTAAAAAATCCTACTGTAGTCGGAACTGCACCACCACCTACACCATCACCAACATTTAACCCAAATAAGGGTATTGGCACAGGGGTCAAAGACTCTAAAGGAAGTTCGGCCAAATCAAAAGCTGATGCTGATGCAAAAGCAAGAGAGAGGGCAGCAGAGCAAGCAGCTAAAGCACTTGCCGATATCCGATACAAGTTTGCGACAGAGGAAGAAAAGATTGCTCTGGATCTTAAGAAAGCTTTGTCTGATATCGAGAAATCAAAAGTCACAGATGTTGAGAAAGTAAAATTTAGAATCGTCGCTGAAAAAGAGGCAAGCGATAAAACAATTGCTTTGCGTGTTAAGGAATTTGAGGATATTAAAAAACTCAAAGAGCAACTCATTGAAAATGATCTACTCATTGCGCAGCGTTCCTATGAAATAGATAAAGCTAATATCCAAGCTGAATTTGATGCTAAAAAGATTTCAAATGTTCAAAAAGCACGGCTTGAAAAAGAGTTAGAAGACAAATTGCGTGAAATTAAACGCAGAGGGCTTGAGGATCGACTTGCACTTGAAAACCAAATGTCTGGTATCTCAGGGAAACAAGGCAATCAGAATCAGATTATGAACAATATTTCTGATTTGGATACTGATCAAAAGGTTTCCGATACCAAGCAAGTAGGAGTTCTTTCAGATGCTCAAATGAAAGACTTTGAAGATAAGTTTGGTGGTTTGACGTCACGTATGTCTGGACTATGGGACAAAGGCATTCAGTCTATGATGAATGGCACGCTGACATGGAAAAATGCCATGAATGCTATTTTCACTGAATTGGCTGGGGCATTTGTTCAAAGCATGATCACAGCGCCAATGAAAAAGTACGCTGCAAGCTTAGCAACTCGATTGGCTGTAAAGCTTGGATTCATCAAAACTGAAACCGCTGCTGAAGTTGCAGGTCAAGCTGCACAGACTGGCGCCGTAGTGGCAGGTGAAACTACCAAGACCATGGCAACCAGTACAGGTGCCTTAGCACGTTTGGCCATCAAAGCGGGTGAAGCAATCAAGTCCATCATGATGTATGCCTGGGAAGCGATGGCGGGTGCATTTAAAGCCATGGTATCCATTCCTTACATTGGTCCAGTGCTTGCTGTGGCGGCTGGTGCTTCAGCATTAGCATTGGTCGGTGGTCTTGCTGGCAAAATCAAATCTGCTCGAGGAGGTTACGACATTCCTGCAGGTGTGAATCCAGTAACTCAATTGCACGAAGAGGAAATGGTCTTGCCTAAACAGCATGCCAATACGATCCGTGCTTTGGGTAAAAACTTAACCTCCGATGGAGGAATAGGTGGAGGCGGTGGCAGTTCAGCGCAAACCTTTAACAATTTCACGATTCAAGCATGGGATTCAAAAGACGTTCGCCGTTTTATGGAAAAGCATGGTCGTGAATTGGCGGGTGGTCTGAAAGGCTATAACCGTAATTTTGGTCGATAAGGGAGAAAATCGTGTCTGATGTATTGTTTCCTGAATTGCCAGGACTGGAATGGGATCTCAGCAAGAAGCCTATTTTCAATACAAAGATCATGGAATCGGTGAACGGTCGGGAACTTCGAGCAAGTTACCAGGCCGTTCCCAAGTATGAAATATCTTTGTCATTCGGCTTTCTTCGTGAATCGAAAGGACGTAATGAACTACAGCAACTCGAAAGTTTCTTTTTAGAACGCCGTGGTGCATTCGATTCCTTTCTTTTCAAAATGCCAGAGGATTGCGATTACACGTGTTCTTACAGTGGTGATGGTAGTACGACAAGCTATCAACTGTATAAGCAGATGCATACATCCGTAATTCCTTTGGCTCATACAAAGGCTGAGACAGTTTTTGAAGTGGATCCAACGTTTTGGAATGAAAACGACAATCAGCAATTTTGGAGCGATAACGACGATGATCTGTTCTGGGATGACACGACCGCTCAAGTCACCAAGTCGGGCATGGTTACGCTTTCAAAGCCATTGAAACAAGGTCATAAGTTTGAGGTCAAAGGGACGTATTACTATCGTTGTCGCTTTGCCGATGACGAACAGCAATACACCAATTTCATGAGCAAATTATGGAAAGCAAACAAAGTTGAAATGATTGGCTCATTGGGAAATAAGGTATGAGAACAGCATCTCCACAGCTCATTGCATTACTTAATGAAGATCAGTTTGTGATGGCAGATCTCTACACCATCACCACTGTTCAAGGTGATGAATTCCGATATACGAATTATGACTTTGATTTGAATGTTGCTGGTCAAACATATAGTTCAAGTGGTCCCATCATCAGTCGTGAAGGGATCAGCCTGTCACTCGGTATTGAGGTTGATAATTTATCGATCAGTATTGATTGTATTGATGATAATGAGTGGAACGGCATCAATGTTGTTCGTGCTTTTCATAATGGCCAATTAGATGGTGCTCGATTTAAGTTAGAGCGCATTTTTATGGACATGAATACACCAACGGACACCAGTGCCGGTACGATCAAGTTGTTTGAAGGTAGAATCATTGAGCCTGACTTAGATCGTAATTCAATTCAAGCCAGTGTTGCATCAGATCTGGATGAATTGAATGTGCAAATGCCTAGAAACCTGTATCAGCCAAGTTGTACCAATACGCTATTTGATACGGCATGCGGTCTATTGCGTCAAAATTTCATGGTGCAAACGATGATTGAAGCAGGCAGTACTACAGCTCGAATCTTATGTCAGGTGAATCAGCCTCAAGGTTGGTTCACGCAAGGCGTGATTGAATTTTTAGACGGTGGCAATGCAGGTTTAAAACGGACGATTCGCATGCATGAATCGGGGGCTTTATTATTGACTTTGCCATTGTTGGAAACACCGCAGGCAGGGCAACGAATCAAGGTTTATCCAGGATGTGATAAACGTCTTGAGACTTGCCAAAATCGTTTTAACAATTTCGCTCGTTTCCGTGGTGCACCTTTTATACCGGTACCAGAAACAGCAGTTTAACCTAATTTGTATTAATCCATACCCAGCCATTGAGCTGGGTTTTTTTATGGGGTGAGAAAATGCCTTTACCTACGCCAGCGGAAATACGTGACCGCACGAAAACCAATGCTCAGATGCGCGAAATGATGGCGCAGATGGCTGAGAATGTTGAATCAAAAGATAGTGCTGCTCATAAAATTGCGGATGGAATGAGTGCAGTCTTCGATGATTTCGTAGATACACTGGGTTTGAACATTACACACAAATCTATGGTGGCAAGTTATGTGATTGGATCCTTACTCGGCAACAGTATTAACTCACCTTCCAGCTTTTCAACTACTAGTGAAACAACGCGTTCTAAAATATTTAAAGTTGAGCCGGGCACTCTATACACTGTTGCCAAACAACTATCAAACAGGTTTAGAATTGCAGAATTCTCTAATTTCCCAATTAATGGATCAACGCCGGTATATTTTACAAAAGATGAAAATGTTTCATCCGTAAAAGACGGGAATGCAGAATATTTTACATTCACAACTCAGCAAGCCACTTCTTATATTGTTGTTTACGCTTCAATCACATCAGAAGAGCCTGTTTTGCATTGTTATGTAGGAGACTATGTTCCCTTCCAGAGCAGTGTCGTCATTGATAAGCCCGTTGAAATGAACGGAGAACTTAATTTAAACGCAGGTCTCCGAGTTCCGGGTGAATTTACATCCGGAAATATTGTATTTGGGAAAAATTTATTTAGAGAAAGTTTTTATTTAGAAGGCAATATTGTATTAAGCGGAGCTGTTGGAACAGCGCAAAAAATTATTGTTGGAACAACAACAGTAAATGCAAAAACTGCTGTTTTAAAAATCAATCCGAATACAACGTACACTGTTAGTAAGTCACAATCGGATCGTTTTAGAATTGGTCTTTGTGATGTGAAACCAACTTTGGGAACCGCAAATATTGAGATTATTGCGGGTGAGAGTAATGATAGTTCTAGTCAATTTACATTCACAAGCAAAAACACAACAAACTATCTAGTACTCTACTTGGCTGCAAATACAGTAGCCCCCAATGAAGTTCAGCTTGAACTTGGTGATGTAGCAACTACGTATGAGTCTTTCGGCTATAAGTTTTTCCCCGAAGCGAAAAGCCTTAGCCAAGGTAATGCAAATGTTTACGACTATGCTGGTATCGGAAATGCTAATTTTCTATCAAAAGCAACTTCAACTGCTGGCGCGTGGGCTAATTCAAGCTACACGATTCCTGCACATGATGATACACAGACACTGCAAGACTTATTCGACAGTGCGAAAGGTGTAGTGTCATTAGAGCCTAATAAGAAATATAAAATTACAGCACCAATTATTGCCGATATTTCTAAAGCTAAGCTAATAAAAGGCAACATGGCTCATATTGTGGTTGTTGGTGATTTTGAAGCATTTCACTGGGTCGGTACTTTGACAAGTTCAGCGAATGCTGGAGCATTAAACAGAAAGCTTGCATTAAACGAAATGAGTCCATTGGTAGTGGCTTTGCGGATTACAAATCCAATGGAAGTTTTGGGAACTGCATTTGTTGTTGAAAAATGTATGTCTCCAAACTTTTTAGCCTGTAATTTCAGCTATCTGAAACGCGGTATTGTATTTCGCGGCACTAACAGAAATGCAATCATTTCCGCTACACATATTTATGCTTGTTATGACTATGGAATTCATTTTGAAGAAGGTGGTGATATACATCAGATCAATATCACTGGCTCGCATATTTCGTACTGCAGAAAAAATATTTTTAGTGAAAACCATAATATCTACAACATTCAAATAACCGGTTGTGATATCGAAACTTCGAGTTATCCAGTAGCTGAATGTGATATGCACTTCTTACAAACATCTGCAATTCTTGAAGATTTAGAAATTACAGGTTGTACCATTGAAGACCACTGGAACACTCAAAAAATGATTGTGTTACAAGGGGGGGCAGGGAATATTAGCGCAGTAACGATAGCTGGAAATGTTACTGGTAATAGTGCAGGTTGTGCAATTGAAGCAAGTGGTGTCATTAATATTGACATCTCAGGGAACTTTAAAGCATGTCGTGGGTATGCGATTGATATAGTTGGGTATGCCAGTGGTGTCAAAATTAATATTCAGACAGGAGGGAGTCAAGGTGGTGGATTATTACGGGCTGTTGGCAACTTTAACATTCAAGGATTAAATCTTAATGGTTCGAGTTGCACAGGCACAGTTAATCAGCAACCAGTTTTGATTGATGTGAACAGTATTAACTATTCAAGTTTTTCAAATATGATCTTGAAAGTCAGTGAATTAACAGTAAATGCTGAAACATCTAAACGACCAGCAGCAATGCACATTAAAGCGAAGAACATGAGACTTGTTAAAGTTGACGACAATATTATCGACTCAAATGTAACGCTTGATGATGCAATTAAAGTTGAATGTTCTGGAACTGTAGTGAAAGGTTCTATGAGCAGAAATATGTCAACTTCGGGTTTATTTACTGCACCTGCAACTTTCATTGTTGATGGTAACGCATGATGAAAAACATAGAAGCTGTTGCCGAAGCGATGACCTGGCTCGGCACGCCCTATCATCATCAGGGGCGTGTCAAAGGCGTGGGTGTGGATTGCGGAACGTTGATCTGTGAAGTCTACGAAAAAGTGGGCTTGATGGATCATTTGGATCCGCGACCATATCCACCGGATTGGCACATGCACCAGCTCGGTCAACGATATTTAGAGCACGTTTTATCTGTGTGCTATGAAGTCGATGAGCCACAGCCTGGTGACATTGTTTTATACCACTTTGGCAAGTGCATCAGTCATGGTGCAATTGTCGTCGAATGGCCAACGATTATTCACTCCTATATTCATCAAGGAGTAATACTCCAAGATGGCACAAAAGGAAGTCTAGCTCGCAGAATTGCGGGCTTTTTTCGTATGAAGAGGCTAAAAGAATAATATGGGTGGAGTATTTGGAAGTACGACAATCAGTACGTCTGATAAGCGCATTAATTCGATGCGTATTCAGCAATCTGCATACGGTCTGACTCAGCCATTGGTTTATGGCAAAAACCGTGTTGCTGCAAATATGTTTTGGTATGGTGATTTTAAATCCACTGCCCATACAACGACCACTAAATCTGGTGGTAAAGGGGGTAAAACCAAGACCAAAAACACAACATATACTTATTCAGCATCTTTGATGCTTGGTTTGTGTGAAAACAAAATCAAAGACATTGGCATCATCTGGCGTGATAAAGAGCAGATTGTCACCAAGACTGAAGGCGGTGTGCAACTCAAGCCAATTGATCAAATCGGTTTTGAATTATTCGATGGTGATCACAATCCAGTTTGGGGCTATTTAGCATCAAAGCATCCAGATGAAGCGGTGCATTATCCATTCCTCGGATATGTGGCATGTGCTAATTATGATTTTGGCGGTAGTGCAGCATTATCGAATCATAATTTTGAAGTGATTAGCGATATTACCTTTTCAGAAACAATTCATGATGCCAATCCTGCTGATGTGATTGAGGACTTCATCACCAATCCACGGTATGGTGCAGCACCAAGTCTGAATATGGCTGATTTATCCGAATTTCGAACCTATTGTGCAGCCACTAATTTGTTGATCAGTCCTGCTTTGACTGAACAGCGTGAAGCATTTGAAATCATCAATGAGATTGTGGAAGCAGTGAATTGTGCAGTAGTACCGAGTCCAGACGGTTTGAAAATCCGTTCATACGGTGACAGTGCAGTGACAGGAAATGGCGTGACATTTACGCCAAATCTTGAACCGGTATATCACTTAACAGATGATGATTTTTTAGGTGAAGATCAGCCTGTGCGTGTGCGTCGAAGCCGTGATACCGATGCATATAACCATTGCCAAATTGAGTACGTGAATCGCTTCAACCAGTACAACACAGAAACAGTTGAAGCCAAGGACCAAGCAAATATTGAAATGTTCGGTCTGCGTACACAAGATCCAGTCAAGTTCGACTTTTTCTGTGAGCCGAAAATTGCTCGTCATGCGGTGCAATTGCTATTACAACGACGACTCTATGTACGCAATGAATATGAGTTTGAATTAGGCTGGAAGTACTGCCGACTTGAGCCGATGGATATTGTGACGATCACAGATGAATCCTTGGGTTTAGATCAGTTTCCTGTACGGATCACTCGTGTTGAAGAAGATGAAGAAGGTGTGCTCTCGATTACAGCTGAAGAGCTTGCAGTCGGATCTCGTTCAGCAGTTGAGTACGATCTTCAATCATCAAACGGGTACCAAGGTGGCAATGAGGAACCAGGCAACGTCAATGCACCGGCAATTTTTGAGCCTCCTTTAGAATTGACAGGTGGTAAAAATCAGATTTGGGTAGCTGCGTCAGGTGGGATCAATTGGGGTGGCTGTAACGTCTGGGCAAGTTTGGATAATACAACATACGAAATGATCGGGACCATTTATGGTTCAGCGCGTTACGGTACCTTGGTTTCAGCAATTAGTGCGAATGCAACATCGATGCAAGTGCAGTTGAATACTTCTAGCCAAATCTTTGGCGGTACTTTGCAGGATGCTGAAGTTGATGCAACACTGTGTAAAGTCGGTGATGAATATATCAACTACATTGATGCCACTTTGGACGGATCAGGACGTTATACGTTGAGTGGCATGCTTCGTGGTCGTTTTGATGATGCAGGCTCACACAATGCAGGTGAATCATTTGTTCGTATTGACCGAGCCATTTTTGAGTATGACTTCAATCCAAATATGGTGGGCAAACAGATTTATCTGAAGTTCACAAGCTTCAATGGTCTTGAGCAAAAAGAAGAAACCTTGGATGAAGTGACTGCATACAGTTACACAGTCAATGGTGGCCGTCCTGCAGGTGTGAAAGGTTTATCACTTCAGTCAGCATTTGTCGGCACAAGTTTCAAAGTGCAATGGCAACCGGCAGCAGGTGCGTCTGGTTATGTTGTTCAGATTCTTTCAGGCGGTGTATTGCTTCGTACAGTTGAAACAACGAATACAGATTACAGCTATTCAATGGATGAAGCGAAAATCGACGGTATTCAGCGTGCTTATACAGTACGTGTGGCGAGTAAAAACGGTTCGATTATCAGTACCTTTGCTGAACTGAATATCAGTAATCCAGTGCCACCACAATTGTTGAACGTGTACACATCTGCAACAGCGGATTCGATCACAGTGACTTGGATTCCAAGTGAAGTACCGGATCTGAAAGATTACCAGGTGTGGATCAGTACCAATGCGAACTTTGATCCTGATACAACGGCAGCACGGTGGACGGGTACCGAAAATGCTTGCACGATTACGGGCTTGCAATCAACGACCACATATTATGTGCGTGTTGCTGCGCGGGACGTATGGAAGCCGACCTCGTGGAATTATTCAACACGGATCACACAGGCAACTGCTGATAGTTAAGGTTTTAACCATAGAGCACCTTCGGGTACTTTTTTATTGCCGATTTTAAGGGGGCACAATGTCGAACGCGGCACAAATGGTGGATGCTTCTGGGCCAGTAGCGACTACAGCAGGAACAGGCATCACAATTATTTCCTGGCTTGCTACTTGGGACTGGGGGTTTTTAATTGGTGTTTTGATAGGTTTAGCCGGTCTTGCGATCAGTTTTGCAAACTACTTATCAAACAAGCAATTTCAAAAACGTAAAGATCAACGTGAGCAAGAAGAACATGAACTAAAAATTGCTAAATTGCGAGGGCAATGGGATGCAAAACAAGACTAAATTATTTGTCGCTGGTTCAACAGTTGCTGCCGCTTTATTAAGCGGCATTTTTATTACTGGGCCAAGTGAACAGCAAGTACAGGCAACAGCACAAAAAGAAGGGTATACAGCAAAACCTGTTATTCCAGTGAAGGGGGATGTACCAACGATTGGCCACGGTACCACCGTCTATCCAAACGGTGTGCGAGTCAAGATGACAGATCCTGCGATTGATCGTAAAACAGCGCTTCAATATTTGAAGCTTCACATGGATAAAGATGCGCAACGGTTCAATAAAACCATATTGAATGTACCAATTTCACAGGATGAATACGATCTATATTTGGATTTCACATATCAATACGGTACCGCAAACTGGTCCAGTTCATCGATGTTGCGCAACCTGAAGGCTCAAAAATATAAAGCCGCTTGCGATTCATTGCTCAAATGGAAGTATGTAGCAAAGCGTGACTGTTCGATTAGATCCAATAATTGCTATGGCGTTTGGACTCGACAGCTTGAACGTCACAGTAAATGTATGGGGGCACAATGAAAGAATTAATAACAGGATTTATCACAAAGTTTTATGAAGCCGTCATTATCTCTTGGGCGGCTTTTTTATTACTTGCATTCATCGGCTTTGGCATTCAGACATGGCGAGTTTCAAGCTGGCAAGATGACTACGCACTGCTTGACTCAAAATATCAAACCGATTTGGCCAAGGCTGAGGCATCAACCGAAAAAGCGAAAGCTGATGCTCTTACTAAAGAAAAACAATGGTCTGAAAAGCTACTTAAAGCGGAGATTCAACATCGTGAAGATATCCAACAAATTATTGCTGATAGTAATAGCGCTAAGTCCGCTATTGATCGGCTGTCAAAGCAAATCGATACAGCCTCAAGTCGTATGTCCACAGCTACCCGAGAAACCATCATTGAGTACGCCAGTGCCAGCGGTGTCGTACTCGAAAAATGCGTCAATGAATATCGAACAGTGGCGCAACGAGCTGATGAACACGCAGCTGATGCAAAGCGATTAAGTGATGCATGGCCATAAAAGAAGCCCTCATTTGAGGGCTTTTTATTAAAATCCTATTAAAAGATAAATTCAGCTAATTAAATATTTTCTTAAAATAAGGAGATAGAAGTAAAGAGCCATGCCAAGTCATATGATCATCATCTGCGAAAAGTGGTTTTTCGTTGCGAATAAATTGACATTTATTTTGATCACAAAATGCTTTCGAAATATCAATAATTTCGATACCACATTTTTGTTGAGCTAAGTTTTGTGCTTCATATGTCAAACTACTTCTATTCATGTATTCTTCATGCGAAATATCTAAACGTATGTGAGAATTGTTAAAAAGTAATTTTTTAGCATAACTTTCAGGAATAGAAAGAGGAGCTTCAGGAGTCGGTCTTGTGACATATACCTTACGCTGAGCGGCAAACTTACATAGCGTATTTACATATGCTAGTTTCATTTCTTCATTATATGCAGCATCATATTTTTGATGAGCAGTGCTAATATATCTTGATGGTTTAGATATATCTTCATTATCAGGTTCACCTTTAAACAATGCATTTGTTCGGTTGACGATTAACAAAGGTAGCTCAGCTGGATAATTTTGAATATCTCTCATTGCCTCAGTAACTAATTCACCACATTTATAAGATTTGTTATTAATCTTTTTTAAGCCTTCAACAGCTGTACAGCCACTTATATTCCAAGTTATTAAAGATGTATTGGAAGGGAGGGCTTTCTGAATACCATTTACCATAGCACTCGCATGACTATCACCGACCAAAAGCAAAGAGGTTGGGCCTTTACCAAAAGTACATTTCTTTAAAGGTTCTCCTTGTAGTGTTAAGCACTCTTTACGTCGTGGGTTGGTATCATTAATACTTGATGTGATTATATTGATACGATTATCAAACCGTGATTTGACTCCATCGATTTTATATATGTACAAGCAAACCGTCGAAAGAAAAGCGACAGACAATATCCAAATTAAATAATTTAATTTTAAAGAATTCTTGCTTAAGAATTTTCTAGTTGGATTTTCGATGAATTTATAAGATAAGAACCCTAAAACTATAGATAAAATAATTCCAACTATAATTAAAAATACATTATCTAATAGATGATTGTAGTATAGGAAAAATACGATTGGCCAATGCCATAAATAAATTGAATAGGATGTATTCCCTAAGAACTGAAATATTTGAGGTTTTGTAAAAATGGAATTTTGATTATTTGCTAGTAAGATGAGCATGGCTCCTACAACAGGAACTAACGCATTAAAACTGGGCCATATTGTACTACTAGAAAACAGATAAGCACTAAGAGCAACCAAGCCAAAGCCTAAAACTTCTAACATATTACGAAGTTTTTGAGAACTGATAGTATTAGTCGCAGCAAAGAAAATCAAACCTCCTGCCAGCATTTCCCATGCTCTTGTAGGCAATAAGAAGAATCCAGCTGATGGGCTTCTACTAGTGATAAGTATAGAAAGAATTAAAGAAATAATCGTAGCAAAAGAAAAGCTAGCAATTAAGAACTTTCTTGAAGAACTTAATTTAGATACAAGAAGAACAGCTACTGGAAATAGTAAATAGAATTGCCACTCAACTGATAAAGACCAAGTATGCAGTAATGCTTTATTATGTGATGAAGTGTCAAAGTAACCAGATTCTAAATAATAATTAATATTAGAAAAGAAGTTTATACTTGAAATGATATGTTTAGATAAATTTTGATAGTCAACTGGAAGTAATAAGAACCATCCTAGAAGCAATAGTATTACACAAAGAACAAATAGAGCAGGAATAATTCTGATAGCTCTAGACAGATAGAATTGCAGTATTGAAAATTTATTATTTTCTATTCCTTTAACCACAATACTTGTCATTAAAAAACCAGAAATGACAAAAAATACATCTACGCCTATGAAGCCTCCAGAAAAGCCTAATACACCAAAATGAAATAGTACTACTAAGGCTACAGCATAAGCCCGTAATCCGTTTATATCATACCTAAATTTTTGACTCATAAGATCTATTTATTACTCTGTAGGATGGAGAGGATTTTATATAGTTATAGTGATAAATCAAATAATCTTTAATTTTATACAGAGGAGTAGAGTCAATTATTTATAACTTATTTAAATGTCTATCATCAATAAAATATTGCCCAAAACTATCTATCCAGCCTTGAATAGATGCTTCCCACACATAAGTACGAGTTTTAAGTTTCTTCACCAGGGTAAGATCCCTAATTCCAAAATGCGTACTTCCTTCCGGTAATTCATCCCAATCTACCTTTCCATTCTCAGTAAACCAGTCTTCCCAAGCTAATTGAATATCATGAGCCACAAATCGACTATTAGAATTATCCCAGGCGAATGGATTATTACTATTCAACTTATTCACATGCAGACGTTTAAAATATTTATTGTTCTGATGGATCTCAATAAACAGATCTAAATGTTTTTTGATGAAATCAAATTCAACATTAATTACGCCCTCATCTTCAAAAGCATCACTCTTATCAACCAATGCCATGTAGCGCTGTTTCTTACTCCATTCCTTGTAATAACTATTATAGTTATCTTCTGCAACACGGATTGCTTCCTCAAATTCCAATCGAATGCCACGTTTTTTAAGATTCACATATCGCTTCAAGGTATTCCATGACTCATGAAGGGTAATAGTCTGCAACTGGGGAATGGTAAAGCCATCTTCTGCATAACGTGTTGCAGCCTCATGGCGTAAATCATGGAATCTTAAATCACTAATACCACATGCATTACACGCCCGGGTAAAGTATGTAGACACGGTACGGGTATTCACTGGAATTAAAATATTCTTGTCATATCCCAAGGCAAGCATTCGATCCCGGACTTCTGGCTTCATAAACTCATCAATCATATTGATGGCTCTTGGTTCCATGTGAGCATACTTATGATTACCCAAGGATCCATTCGGATTTTTAGCATCTCTAACTAACCACTGACTATTCAGATCATCGTAATCATCCAGGCGCAATGAACACAGCTCATCTTCACGGCGGGCAGTGTAGAGTGCAAACCACATAATCAGATGCATCGGCGTTGAGTTCTTGACCCGTTTCCAGCTTTTATAGAAATAGTTGGTCAGCATTTGAAGTTCTTCCGCCGTAGGCAAGCGGTCACGCTGTTTGGATCTGGTCACGATGCGAGACTTCTGTAAACCAATCATGGCTTTTTCAAATTCGATTAGCACAGTCTCTAAGGGTTCGCCCCATACAAACTCTGCATGAACGATAACAGCCTTGATATGGCTTAAGTCCTTTAAGATGGTGGCAGGTGCAACACCATCAGTACCTTTCATTGGATCGCCTTTTCTTCGCATAATTGCGTAATCAGAAAAGTCTTGTCGTGTTAAAGAATAGATATTCTTCTCAGAAATATCTAAACTAGCGATGTGCTGTAGCGCTCCAGTTTTTGTTCTGGCAAAGCTGTCCGCTTCTTCCAAATACTGAAAAATGAATTCCCTAAGCGTTTTGTGCTTTATTTGCACCGCCGGATTCAACATTTTTTCAGGGTGCAATTCGATTTCTGCTTCTGTGCGTTTGATCCAGTCCTCAGCTAATGACTTCTTGCTGAAGGTCTTGGATTGCTTAAATTCAGGATAGCCTTGACGTTGTACACGGACTTGAGCTCTATACCGGGTTGTACCGTCTTTTGTTTGTCGCTTAGTGACCGTGCCCAT